GTCATTGAAATTCAATCTGGCTCTGATTCAAGAGGAGACACACTGAGGAACTGCCCGATGCAGGATCTCCCTGCACACCACAACGCCAGTTAGTTATTTGCTTTCTAGCTCCATCGCCTTTTGCGATGCAAGCACAATATCCTGCGCTGTTATATTTCGCAGAGCATTGCACCAGTATTGCGTCTTTGGAGTCTTGTTGCTCGCATCCTTACACTTAGCCTGAGGCAACCCAGCGTGCGGTCGGCAAGGTGCGTGCGGGCAAGTATCGGGCTTGAACACCGATACGTTGAGCGGATAGTAAGTCATTCTATCGGCTGGATCGTACGATCCCCACAGCGACACGCACGGCGTGTTCAGCCCAGCAGCAATATGATTCACACTGCTATCTGGAGCTACAACAAAGTCAGCGTTGGCTACGACTGGGAACAGCGATCTGATCGCCTTCGTCGTGTTAAACAAATCAATAACGCGAGGATGATCTACATGGAAATTGTTACTGTTATCCAGCCCAATGATGACAGCGTGATGCTTGGGGTAAGCCTCAAGCAACGCCAGCACCGCCTCCTGCCCCATCGTTGGCGGGTAGGTGCGCGTGGGGCCACTCGAAGAAACGTGATAGGCAAAATACTTTTCAGGCAATGGCCACCTACCCAAACCCTTCAGCTCTTCATGGTCAGGCTCAATTAGGTGCAAGATCGGCTTACAATACTTAGCCATCGTCTTCTCATCCCATACACCCATCCACTCGTAAATGCGCTTGTAGCAGTTGCCAGGACCAGTTCCAAGCTTGGTATCCCCAACCTGTCCGCTGAACAAATCGTCAGTAGGCAAATGCGAGTCATACGACTCCCACGCCTCAAGGGTGCAAGGCAGCGGATATAACTTTGCACCTAGCCCAGCGTAGAGAGGCAGGTTGCGTGCAGGCGCATAAACATCCACCACACCACCCGACTCCTGCACCAAGTAGTTGACGAATGCGGTTGCAATGATTGCATCCCCAATCGCACCAGCCCGATACACGGCTGTAGCTCCACCAGCCGACCTGCCTTTGTAGTACGGCTTGATCTTATGTGGGCAGGGAATAGAATCAGTCCAGATCCCTCCAGTAAGTTCATCTGGAAGAACGTAGGTGTTGCGAACATGAAGTAGGTTGTCATCCACCTTGTGGATTGAGTTTGTGTTATTTGTCCATAGTTTCATTTGTTATCCTCCATTACTTGGTTGATGCATCTGATGATTTCTGACGCGACTTGCGGGACGATGGCGTTACCCAATCCTTTAAGTCGGTGTGTCCGATTGGGTATCCCATTAGCCACTCGACCCACGTTGGGTTCAGCGAGCCAGATTGCTTCTCCTGATTGTCCGTATGTTGTACCGCCACATCCAGAGTATCCATCGACACTTTCCCGTTCCGTATCCTTCCGCCTATGTACCCGCCCTTCCCATCCCTGCTTGACGGAGTCGGCCACATTCTCACGGCTGTCTGAAGAGTTGCTCCCCATCTCGTTCCGTTGGCTGATGTCCTCGTCTTTCCGTCCTCGGACACAGCCCCACTCCTTGCTCCCGTGTGCGCTCCTCTCGGACAGGCTGACGGAGTCGGCCACATCTGAGGATGCACAACTTGCTCCCGAAGATTCCCACTCCTTGACCTTCCCTCTCTGTTCTTCTGATTGGTCGAGCAATCCTCCGCTTGTCTTGGAGGCAGTGAGTCCATTGAGTTTGGAGTTGCCCACAATCCAAACCCTGTCTCTTCTGTGTGGCGCGTCAACGGCGCAAGCTGGAACAATGATCGGTTCGACTTCGTAACCTTGACCTTCCAAATCAACGCACACCTGGTCGAGTGCCAAGTTGACGATCCCAGCAACATTCTCACCAATGATCCAAGCTGGCTTTGCTTCTTGTATAACTCGCAACATTTCTGGCCAGAGGTAACGGTTGTCATCCTTGCCTCGTTGCTTGCCTGCGACTGAGAATGGTTGGCATGGAAACCCACCTGTGAGAATAGTGACTCCTGCGTATAGCTCGCCTCGTACTTCGCGGATGTCTTTGTGGCACGGGACTTCTGGCCAATGCTTTTTGATGACTGCTTGTGCGTAGGGTTCGTTGTCACAGAAGCCAACGGTTCTATATCCATTCCACTTTGCTGCCAAGGCAAATCCTCCGATCCCGCTGAATAAGTCGAGGTGGGTTTTTTCATTCACTTTCAACAATCTCCTTACAAATCAAAGCCGCCGCATCCACCATCGTAATTATCTGGATCATGTCTATGGCATGGCCATGAGAAGCGCGATCCCTCTCTACCACCAGTTTTTCTCTGGCAGAGAGAAGGATGTCGCGCCCCCACTTGAGGCGAGCTTTTGCCTCTGTATCCATTACGAGCCTGACCGCATCCTAAACTTGCGAGGCGACTTGTTGCTCTTGCCCGCTGCTGACAGCGCAATGGCAATCATCTGCTGGCGCGAACGAGGCTTACCACCTGCACCACGCTCCTTTCCCTTCTTGCGGTTATCTTTAGCCAACTCGCTCATATTCTTACTTACGTCTTTACCTAGTGGCATACTGACCTCCTATGCTGTTTCTTCACCAACCACATCATCCCATGTGGCTTCTTCTCCATTCCAGACCTGCGATTGCGTTCGCAACCATTTAGGCTTTTCGGATTGAGTGGTGAAGCTTGATTCGCGCCAAAGTACATTGTTACCAGGAACTGCTGTCATCCGTCCATTGTTAAGTGCGATAAAATGGTGTGACTTGGTTTGACTTGGCGACATGGAGAATCCATCGCCGTAAGGCTCGGCTGTGAATAGATAGCGACCAACTTCCCAAGTCTTTCTGTTTGCGATCCATGCCTTGCAGGACAACCCCATTAGATATTCGTACTCAATCGTTGTGAAGTTCCAACCAAAACAATCCCAGCGTTGAGCATCGTTAATATCCCAATCCATAATTGGGATCTCGCCATGAGCCAAGGCGTGTAGCGGTAGCCCTCGGTATAACGCACCGCACTTGAGCATCACAGTGCAACCCCAAGCTCGTCCAGGTACTGCGGTTAGTCCAAACCATACAGCGTCTTCCAGACCTTGCTTCTGGCCGTCAGAAACAAACTCCATGTCGCACTTGACGTAGAGGTGGCGCGGTAAATTTGCAGCGTGAGTCATTTACTTTTCCAAAGCAATGTCATCATGCCAAAGCATATTGCAATGACTCCAAGCAATCTGATCTGATCGTCAATCGTCATCGCCAGCTAGGTCCAGTAAACCAAGCCACCAACACCCAGCGCGTACCCCAGATAGGCGCACGCGCACGATGCTCTAGGTAAGATGGGAACCAGCATCCAGCCCCCTGCTCGCGTATAAACCTAGCGTTCTCAATGTCAGCCTTAATCTGCAACCCGCCACCAATGTATTCGTGTGGCGCGGATAGGTTGACTACGGCTGTAAGTTTGCGATCAGAGGCCGTATACGAATCCCAGTGCCACTTGAAACGCTGGAACGGACGATAGCGAAGCACCTGCAACTGTTGGATGCCTTGGATGTCGAAACGCCATTGCTCGGCATTGATGCTTTCCGTAATCTCTTTCATTACATTGTAGATCCACTTGTGATGCTGGCTAAATGGAATCCAGCACGATGAGCAGGTGCGAGTGCGAGATACTTTCTGCGTTACGCCATCCTTGGCCAGCACTGGAGCGCGTTTCATACCAATTACCTCTGCGTCCTGCCGAAGCATCTCGCACTGCCCTGGAGTCAGCACATAGCGATCCACGGATGCTGTTAATACTTTCTGTTTGAATGTCTCGATCATAGTATGTCCTTCTTTATGTATTCGATTAACTTAACTACAGTAAAAACTCCAGCGCACACGATGGATGCCATGACCGCAAATAGGAATGCCAGCCAAGTTACAATCCAAATCATGTCGCCGATTGTCTCAAGCAATTGCGTAATCATTGTCCTCCAATTTGCGTAATAGCGTCCTATTGTCGATCCTTATTCCTGAAGCCCTGCACCACCAGGCAACTGTTCCGTTCTTAAAGTCCTTAAGTAAATTCTGTACCTCATGCATATTCTTATATTCAAGAGCATCGTTAAGAGGTACGCCGTGATGATCTCGCACAATCTTCATGTTTTGCACCATCCCTCGCTTGCGGAGCATCCGCAGGTCACGGATCGCCTGCAACGCAACCTCACCAGCCAACTGTTGCAGTCTTTCGTCGTAATCTCCCTTGGTTAAATGCGTTGATCTCATTTGCGTTTGCGTTGTGCCTTATGCCATTTCGCATAATCGTTCCATTCCTGACAAGCTAAATCTGCTTCTTCTTGTGAATCGAATAAATCAGTGAGTGGCGGGAATCCATTTGGTGGCCTCGATCCCCACAACCTCGGACCAATCACGTTGCCAGCCATCGTGTGAAGTCGGAACTTTCCGCACTCCTCGACGACCTTAATCTCGGTCATCGTCCTAGCTCGACTAGCTTCGCGTCATCAGCCGCAATCGTAGTTGTTAATTTATCCAGATTATTTGACTGCCCAGCGTAATGGATAATCATCGCATCCTTGTACCGATCCAATCCAAAATGCTGCTCAACGCTGGTCATACAGTTGTAGGCTGGGTCAAGATTATCCAGCGGGACATTCCACAGATGAATCATAATGTTCATCCAGGTCTGCTCGGCAAAATGGTTTGGCAGCAAGCCAAGCGGAGGCATTGACAACACGCCAACAGCCTTGGATGAGATTACAAACACGCCAGTGTTGACGTAGAATCTTGGGTCAATCCTTGCCCCAAATGCACTGGCAAGCTTGCCCATCTCATACTTGCGATCAAGGAAAGCACCTTCGTCGAATGCGGAAAACATCTC